TGTGTTTGGTGACGAATGCCATGGGTTTAAATCCAAATCACTTACTACGATTATGGAAAAGTGTACCGAAGCAGAATACCGATTTGGCACCACAGGTACATTGGATGGTTCACTCACACATGAATTGGTTCTACAAGGTTTGTTTGGCCGTGTATTTAAGGTAACCACAACACGTGCGTTGCAAGATAATGATACACTTGCTAAATTGGCAATCACCAGACTTGTTTTAAACTATAGTAAGACAAGTAGAGAAGCATGCAATGGGTTAACATACCAAGATGAAATTGATTTTGTCGTTACCAATGAGAAAAGAAATACACTCATTAGAAACCTAGCAGTAGATCAAACAGGTAACACATTGGTGCTATTCCAGTATGTAGAGAAACATGGTAAGGTTCTTTATGATATAATAAGAGCCAAGGCACATGAAGATAGGAAAGTATTTTTTGTCTCAGGTCAGACAGAGACTGCCGATAGAGAAGCAATTCGTAAAATCACAGAGAAACAAACAGATGCAATTATTGTCGCATCCATGGGTACATTTTCTACTGGTATAAATATTAGGAACCTACATAATATTATATTTGCATCTCCATCCAAATCACAGATTAGAGTTCTTCAAAGTATTGGACGTGGACTAAGAAAATCTGATGATGGTAGAGTTACAAAACTATTTGATATAACGGATGATTTATCCATTAGGTCTCGAAAGAATTTCTGTTTGTTACACTCAGCTGAAAGGTTGAAAATGTATCAGAATGAAAATTTTGATTATAAAACATACGAGATAAATATTGATGATGGAAGTTAAACAACTTAAACTTACTAACAATGATGAAATCATCTGTGAGGTAGTCACCTGGGCAGAAGATGGTGATCTTATTGTTGTTAATGCATTTAAAATTCTAAATGTAGAAGATCAACAACGTGGTTTAAAATATTATTATTTTAGACCTTTCATGGTCTTTCAAGAAGATAATGAACAGAGAATTAATTCTTCACACATTATTGCAGAAGCATATCCATCAGATGAAATGATAGAACATTATGCCGGTGCGGTAAAAGATGCTTTGGATGTAGCTGAGAATAGAGTTACGGTAACCGAAGATCAGTTGGAAGCATTGGATAGTGAAACCATTGATCCAGAAATAAAGAAACACTTCCATTAGAAGGGTATACCACTGCCTCCGTACCATTGTATTAGGATTATATCATACTTTCGGAGTGCTGTAAATCAATGAATGCTTTCTTAAATTAAGAAAATGCACATATACTTTTGTAATGATACGTGTTATAATAGACACAATGAAAGGAGTGAACTATGTCCAAAAAGGAAAATGTTCATTATGTAAATAATGCTCAATTCTCACAATCCGTGGTTGATTATGTGACCTTGGTAAGAGAAGCAGAGAAAGATAATAATCCAATTCCGATAGTACCTAACTATATTGCAGAATGTTTCCTGCGTATTTCTGAGGGTCTGTCACACAAATCAAACTTTATTCGTTACACATACCGTGAGGAAATGGTAATGGATGGAGTTGAAAACTGCCTCAAAGCTATTCTGAATTATAATTTGGAAACCGCAACGCGTACTGGCAGACCTAATGCATTTGCCTACTTCACACAGATTGTATGGTATGCATTTCTTCGCAGGATTGCCAAAGAGAAAAAACAACAGGACATTAAAATGTCTTACCTGTCCAAGGTTAATGTTGAAGATCTTATGGGTGCGGGTGAAGAAGACTTTGTCCAAACAGAACACATTGTTGAAGCTATCCGTCAGCGTATTGGTCGTATTAGGGAAACCGATAACCAAATTAAAATATACGCTAAAGAAGAGAAAAAGAAACGTAAGAATAAAAACCAAGATTCTGATTTGAGTGACTTTTTAGAATGAAAATTGCCTTTCTGAATGATACACACTGCGGTATCCGTAATTCGTCCGATGTTTTTTTACAGAACCATGAAGATTTTTATGGTAAAGTTTTCTTTCCATATCTTTTAGAAAATAATATCACCCAGATTATCCATTTGGGTGATTACTACGACCATCGTAAGTTTATTAACTTTAAAGCGATGCATCATAATCGTAGACATTTTCTTGAGCCTCTGCGTAAACATGGTATTAAAATGGATATTATTCCAGGTAACCATGATACGTACTATAAGAATACAAACAATCTTAACTCATTGAAGGAACTCTTTGGCCACTTTATGAATGAGATTCATATTGTTATGGAACCAAAAGTTATGGAATATGATAAACTAAAGATTGGTTTGATGCCTTGGATCTGTGCAGATAACTATGAAAAGTCTATGGAGTTTATCCGTAGTTGTGATGCTGATATTCTTGGTGCTCACTTAGAACTCAATGGTTTTGATTTGATGCGTGGGGTCAAGGCAACGGATGGTATGGATCCATCGCTATTTAAACGCTTTGAGATGGTTCTATCAGGTCACTACCATACCAAGTCACAGAAAGATAATATTCATTACTTTGGTTCACAGATGGAATATTTCTGGTCCGATGCTGGTGATCCAAAATATTTCCATATTCTTGATACGGATACACGAGAACTTACTGCTGTAAACAATCCATACACTTTATTTGAAAAAGTTGTTTACGATGACAGCAAAATGGATTATAATACATATGACGTGTCAAAATTTGATAACAAGTTTGTTAAGATCATTGTTGTCAATAAATCGGATGCATTTATCTTTGACAGGTTTGTAGATAGAATTCAGGGACGCGAGATCCATGAGCTAAAGATTGCCGAAACTTTTAATGAGTTTGTAGGCGAAAACGTTGATGATGAGAATATCTCTTTTGAGGATACAGGTGAGTTGCTAAACACATACGTTGATGCAGTTGATACGGAACTGGATAAGAGCCGTATTAAGATGCAGATGAGTGAACTTATGGTTGAAGCACAAACATTAGAAATTGCATGATTAGATTTACTAAAGTAAAATGGAAAAATTTTCTTTCAACCGGAAATTCTTTCACAGAGATTGATTTAACTCGAAATAAATCCACACTGGTTGTTGGACAAAATGGCGCTGGTAAATCAACAATGTTGGATGCTATCTCCTTTGGTCTCTTTGGTAAACCACATCGGAACATTAATAAACCACAACTGGTTAACTCAGTGAATGGTAAGAATTGTGTCGTCGAGGTTGAGTTTACCCTAGGCAATAATAATTTTAAAATCGTTAGGGGTATCTCTCCTGGTGTGTTTGAGATTTGGAAAAATGAGCAGATGCTTAACCAATCCTCACACTCTAAAGAATATCAGAAGATCCTAGAACAAAACATCCTCAAACTGAACCATAAGTCGTTCCATCAAGTTGTGGTTCTAGGGTCTTCTTCCTTTATTCCTTTTATGCAATTACAGTCAGGACACAGACGTGAAGTGATTGAGGATTTGCTTGATATTAATATCTTCTCTAAGATGAATACGTTACTGCGTGAACAGACTAATACATTAAAGGAGAGCATTCGTCAAGTATCATATGAGGTTGATATCTCTAAAACTCGTATTGAATCGCACGAGAAATATATTAAAGATGTCCAAGTGTTGACTGAGGCTAATATTGAAGCAAAGAAGAAGAAGATTAGTGCAAGTCAAGATGCAATTAATGCTTTAATGGAAACCAATACAACCATTACTGCTGATATTGAAAAAGAGCAAGAGCCTATTGAACGAGAAATCTCTAAACTCACTACAAAGCAACAAACAATTATCCAGTATCAGGCACAGTTTAAGCAACGGATGTCAACTGTAGCCAAGGATGCAAAGTTCTATGAAGAACATGATACCTGCCCAACTTGTTCACAGGATATTACAGAAGAACTAAGAACAGTAAAACTTAATTCGGCAAAATCCACAGCAAAAGAACTTAAGGTTGCAATGGATAAAGCCAATGATGAAAGTACTTTACTTGAATCTTCTCTTACCACAGCCAATGAAACACTTACTAAGGTTCGTGAATGGCAAAGAGACCTATTGTCCAACACAAAAGAGATTACAAGACTGCAGGGTGAGATTAGAGAACTTGAATCTGAAATTGCCGGTACTGCCGTTGAGGATTTGCAGAATGCTAGAGATGAACTAAAACAACACATTGAGCAGAAACAAGCTTTGATGGAACGTAAGCTTGATTTAAATGACCAACTAGCCTATAATGGTGTTATCAGTGAAATGCTGAAGGACACTGGTATTAAGACTAAGATCATTAAGCAGTATTTACCAGCAATCAATAAGTTGGTAAACCAATACCTACAAATCCTTGACTTTTTTGTTCACTTTGATTTGGATGAATCATTTCAAGAAACAATTCGATCACGTCACCGTGATGAGTTTACCTATGAATCCTTTTCAGAAGGTGAGAAACAACGAATTGACCTTTCACTGTTATTCACTTGGCGCCAAGTTGCTAAGATGAAAAACTCTATTGCAACTAACTTATTAATTCTAGATGAAACATTTGACTCGAGTCTTGATGCTGACGGCGTTGAGAATTTACTTAAGATTCTATATACTCTCCCTGACGATTCGAATGTTTTTGTCATCTCTCACAAGGGGGAGATTCTAGATGGTAAATTTGAAAACAAGATTGAATTTTATAAAGATAAGAACTTCAGTAAAATAAAGTGATAGATGATTTTAATCTAATAAAAGATAGAAATAGAAAAAACATTTTGGTTTCTATTTCAGGTGGTGTTGATTCAGCACTGTTAATGTATTTGTTAGTAAAATATGTTTATGAAAATAATTTAAATGTGTCTATCACACCGTGGACTAATGTAGATTTATATCGTCCTGGTAATGATAAAGCAGTTAAAAAAATTATATCATGCATTCAATCTAGATATCCATATCATATTGAAGAAAATATAATTGATTATTATTATAAAGAAAAAACCAAAAAAGAACATACAAAGGAATTTTGGGATAGAATATTTAAAACTAATAGATATGATTTATATATGAGTGGTACAACATCAACACCACCAATTGATGTTATGAAAAAATTAAATATGTACGATCATTTTCTACATATGACCATACAGCTAGGTGATACCCGTACGTTACCAGATCAAAATAATCTCATCTATCAAAAAAGCACAAGAATGGATGTTTATAAACCATTCATAAACATTGATAAATCTCAATTGGCCAAAATTTATTATGAGGAAGATCTTATGGAAGATTTATTCCCATTAACACAATCATGTATTGCACCAAAACGACCTTGTTACACTTGTTGGTGGTGTGCTGAAAAAAATTGGGCATTTGGTCTTTATGATATGTCATAATAATAAAAATAAGAACTTTGGTAAAATAAAGTGTTTACAAGAAGTCAAAACCGTGATATAATACATCATACACATTTTTTTATGAGGAACCTACTATGGAACTAAGCGACAACACTCTCACAATTCTCAAGAACTTCTCTGGTATTAATCAGAATCTAATGGTTCGCGAGGGCAATACGGTCAAGACTATGTCTGAGGCCCGTAACATCATGGCATCAGCAGATGTCACTGAAACTTTTCCACAAACATTCGGCGTCTATGATCTGAATGAATTCATCAGTGTCTTGGATTTGGTTGATAAACCACAGCTCAATTTCAATGAAAGTTATGTAGTCATTGGTGATACCGCTGGCCGATCCAAAGTTAAATACTTTTTCTCACCTGAGGAAACCCTTACCACACCAAGTAAGGATATCAAGATGCCAGAGTCCGAGGTTAAGTTTGAACTGACCACTGATACACTGACTAAATTGAAACGCGCTGCTTCTGCCTTGGGTCACTCAGATGTGTCCATCACAGGTAAGAATGGTGTGCTAAACTTTGCCGTTGTTGATAGTGCCAACTCTACATCGAATACATATTCTATTGATGTTGATGGTGAGTTTGCGGCAGATGCAACTTTTAACTTTATTATGAATATTGGTAACCTAAAGATTGTCCCAGGCGATTATGACGTCTCAATCTCTTCCAAACTCATTTCCCATTTTCAACATAAAAAACTTAATGTGCAATATTGGATTGCACTAGAGAAATCATCTACATTTGGAGCTTAATATGTCAGATAAAACACCCCAAGATCAACTTAATGAAATTGCCAACCGTATCGGCCGTAGCACTATTGCCGTTATTGATGCCATTACCACACGTGGTGGCTTTAAAGGCGAAGAGCTATCAACCATCGGTCAGTTACGTGATCAGTGTGTCCAGGCAATTCAATTGGTAGAACAAGTGCAACAGGAACAGGCAATGAATAGTTAATGAATCAAACAATTGACAGCGTTAGTGTGAATAAATTTATTAAAGTATGGAGTAACTTGTCAAATGTCTAATGAATTTCTGTGGGTAGAAAAATATCGCCCTAAAAAAATCAATGATACTATTCTTCCGCAATCACTTAAGGATACATTTAATGCAATTGTTGATAAAGGTGATTTGCCTAATATGCTTTTTACCGGCACTGCTGGCCTTGGTAAAACCACCGTTGCTCGTGCTCTTTGTAATTCTCTCGACCTTGACCATATTGTTATCAACGGTTCCGAGGAAGGTAACATTGAAACACTAAGAGGTAAAATTAAACAATTTGCCTCTACCGTATCCTTGCAAGGTGGTTATAAGGTCGTTATCCTGGATGAGGCAGACTACTTGAATCCTCAGTCAACACAACCTGCACTTCGTGGGTTCATTGAGGAATTTAGTAACAACTGCCGATTCATTCTCACTTGTAACTTCAAGAACCGAATCATTGAACCTCTCCATTCTCGGTGTGGCGTATATGAATTTAATACAAGTAAGAAGGACCTAGCTCAACTTGCTGCACAATTCATGAAACGCATGAAGTTCATCCTTGAAGAGGAAGGTGTGAGCTATGAAGAGATGGCAATTGCAGACTTGATCATGAAGTTTGCTCCTGATTGGCGTCGTGTTATTAATGAGTGCCAACGCTATTCATTGTCCGGTTTCATTGACTCGGGTGTTACCAAAAACCTGACCAATGATAACTATGACGGACTGATGAAACTCTTGAAGGAAAAAGACTTCAAGAAAATGCGTTCGTGGGTTGCTAATAATATTGATACTGATGCTTCTGCCATTTTCCGTGCAATCTATGACCGTGCGACAACTAAAATTAAAGCAGAATCCTTACCACAATTGATTCTAATCCTTGCCGATTATCAATACAAGAACTCATTCGTTGCTGACCATGAATTGAACGTGGTTGCATGTATGACAGAGATTATGGCAAATGTCGAGTTTATCTAAACTCTGGTATTATTGGACGAAGGCACTTGGAGAAAAAGCACATGCTGATTCGACTGAAGCAGATAAAGTTGCTTTAATCCGAACTGCCATCGTTTTATGGTATATAATAACCAATGCATTTATTATTGCAGGCGTTATTAGACATTGGTAAGATATAGATATATTATGGAAAATAAAAAAACTGCTAAAGAATTTTATGTTCAATTGCCTGATGTGGTTGCCAAAAAGCAATTCGCCACATCAACGCGACTACTTGCTGCCAACTTTATTGAGAATCCGTACCTAACAGTGGGTGCGTATCTTACTAAGTTATCACAAGTTGAACTAGATCATCTATGTGAATTATCAGAAGTACGTGATGATGATCCAAGGCTTCAAGAATTAATTGTAATTACCTTAATGCTATTACAAGCCGAAGGAACCATTGTGACTTCTGAGGATGAGGTTATTGATCATCTGATGACTTTTAAAATGATGATTGCAGGTACATCCTTGGGTAGAAAAGGATATATAAAGGTTAACTATGAAAATTTGTCATTCAATGATGATGTTGGTGACTTAATAGTTTTTGAAAAATTGAGTGAAGGAGAAGAAGATGTTTGAAAATTTTAAAGCGTGGTTACGTTCCTTGTTTGGATCAAAACCAACAATTGCTGGTCCTGAAGTCCATCCATTACCCACCGAGGTAGTTGAAGCACCTCAGCCTGTTGCGGAACAAGAACCAAAAGTAAATCCAGAAGCTAACTGGCCGTTCCCTACTGTAAGACCTGATGAGGTTGAACAACCAAAACCTATTAATCGTAAACGCCGTAATCCACCAAAGGTTGCTGCTGTCGCTGCACCTCAGGTAAAAGCTGAACCTGCCAAGAAATCACCCAAGGAGATTGCTGCGGAACGACGTAAGGCCGAAGGTAATAAAGATCGGCGTCGAGCTAAAGGTAAAAAATAATTTACTGAAAATAACTATATTATGAAAATTGGAATCACCGCCTCAACCTTTGATTTACTCCATGCTGGTCATATTGCCATGCTTAGAGAAGCAAAATCAAAATGTGATTATCTAATCTGTGCACTACAAGTAGATCCTACCGTGGACCGGGCAGAAAAAAATGCTCCGGTCCAATCCATTGTTGAACGTCAAGCACAATTGGCGGCAGTAAAATATGTAGATGAAGTATTAATCTACTGTACAGAAGCCGATTTACTTGATATAATAAACATGTATCCAATTAATATCCGGATACTTGGTGAAGAATATCGCCAAAAGGATTTTACCGGTAAAGATGAATGCCGTAACCGTGGCATTGAACTCTACTTTAATAAACGTGATCATAGGTTCTCATCCAGTGATCTACGTAAACGTGTGGCGGAAAAGGAATCATGAATCCATTTGAATATGTAAATGCCATTAACTTTTCAAAAGAAAATTTAATGGTCGATGATGTGACTGAAAAAGCCTATAATGGTTTTATGGTTAATAGGTCACTGTCATACTTTCCAGATACCATCCTTGCTGCCAATGAGATGAATCTTAATCATCATATTGACAAAAAGTTACAACATGACTTTCTTATAAATATTATCAGGAAGCGAAAACGATTCTCCAAGTGGGAAAAGAAAAAAGCCGACGGTGATGTGGATGTCATAAAAGAGTATTATGGATACAACGATTTAAAGGCGCGTCAAGTACTCGGCCTACTATCACCTGAACAATTAGAACAATTACATAAAAAGGTGAACAAAGGTGGAAGAAAGTAATTTGATTGAATGGACACCCAACTTCATGTTGGAAGTCGCCTTAAATGAACCGGACGATTTTTTAAAGATCCGGGAAACCCTTACTCGTATTGGTGTAGCATCTCGTAAAGATAAAAAGCTATATCAGTCATGTCATATACTGCACAAGCAGGGTAGATATTTTATAGTTCATTTTAAAGAACTATTTCTACTTGATGGTAAGAAATCTAATCTGGAAGAGAATGATATTGCTCGTAGGAATACAATCGCTACTTTGATGAGCGACTGGGGCCTGTTAACTATTGAGCAAAAATCTGCAGCACAACCTGTTGCACCTCTACGTCAGATTAAAATTATTCCTTATAAAGAAAAGAACGAATGGGAATTATGTCCGAAGTATAATATCGGAAATAAAGTTTAATATTTTTTAATGCGACAGTCGTCTTTTTTTACACGAGACTATTCAATTAATCTTGATATTAGTAATAAATGTACTCTGGTCTGTCCAAAATGTATCAGAGCTAGATATAATTCTGCCGGTTTAGAAATACCAGGAGAAGAACTTTCTTTAGATAGTTATTATAAAATAATTAATCACTTTAAATATCTTATCTTCTGTGGACAAACATCAGATCCTACAATGCATACCCAGTTTCATAAATTATTAGAAATAGCATATGAACGAGGTGTTTACTTGGAAGTACACGTTGCGGCATCCCATAGACCAATAGAATGGTTTGAGAAAGCATTTGACATAAATCCTAATACGAAATGGTGTTTTGGTATTGATGGTTTACCAAATTCTAGCCATCAATATAGAAAAAGACAGGATGGTAAAAAAATATTTGATATGATGTGCCGAGCTCGTGAAAAGGGGTTATACTGTGTGTGGCAATATATTATATTTGCTTATAATGAAAATGAAATAGAAAAGGCTAGAAACCTAGCTGCGGAAAAAAATATAGAATTTCATCTGGTAAAATCTTCAAGATTTTTAAAAAAAGATACATATAAACCATCAAGTAATAATTACATCAGCCGATAATTATGTTGATTCCTAAGTGTATAAAAAACAATAAAGAATTTGGTCATTCTTCTCAGGGTTATCTATTGCCGTGTTGTTGGTGTGATAATCATTTCAAATCTATGTCAGACCCGGTATTTAATGCTTTATTTGATGAGGAGTTAAAATTAACCAACGTTAATAATATTAGTGATATATTACTATCTGATCAATGGTTAGCTTTTGAACAAGCAATAAATGGTGATATAAAAAATGCACCACAGATTTGCAAGGAAAAATGTGGAAGTTTATCCAACACCAAAGTAATTGAAATTAATCCTATATAATAAATCCCACCTTAGGGCCGTTGTGATACAAACGGTAAAAATGTATCCGAACAATTGGACTGGCACTCGATAGTTGTCCCTGTATAAAGTAAGCAGGATATAAATAGAATTGGATGCCGAATAATCGGGTCCATAACTACAACCTTGCTTTTATTAGGAGGTCATAACTATGACACATTTTAAGTTGCCACGCTCGGCATTTATTGGTTTTGATAATATCTTTGATGAGTTGGATAAATTATCCAATGCCACAACAGATAACTATCCGCCACATAATATCCTCAAACTTTCCGAAAACAAATATGCAATTGAACTTGCTGTTGTGGGATTCAAAGAGAGTGATCTCGAACTCAATCAACAGGATGGTATTTTGCATGTCATTGGTGATAAGGCCAGTACTTATTTGCCCACTGACTATTTGCATAGGGGAATTTCAGGAAGATCCTTTAAGCGTTCCTTTCGACTGTCTGAACATGTAGAAGTAAAAGGAGCTAATCTAAGGGACGGACTGCTCGTCATTGAACTAGAGAGAGTCATCCCGCAAGAAAAGCGTCCACGACTGATTCCTATTAATCAACACGTGGAGAACACACATGACACAAATCAAAGCAATCCTCAGTTTCTTTCAGAGAGGTCTCAACAACTTGCTTGAAGGCCTTATTCAAGCCCGCCAAAAACAAGTGGAAGCCTATTTGGCCCGCTCTGTTGACTTGGCAGACTTGGAAAGACGTATGAAAGAAGTTTCCAAAGAAGGTATTTCTTACCCTCGTTGGTGATATATATATAATATGAGTTGAGGAGCATCTCATATAAAACAAAAGCTCCGCCTTTCCTTTAACACAACACACATAGGAGAACTAATATGTTCACACCCAACTTTTACATCGATCAATTTCAAGCAACAAAGAAAATTGTTGCAGATCAAATCTTCAAAGACCAACCTGAGTTACAAGAAGTAGCAGTCAAGTTTATTGATACACAAACCGCATTTGCAAAAATGCTTGTTGATAATACTGTTACAGTTAACAAATTCTTTTGGGATAAAGCCACTGCTTTTACCAAAGTTAAATAATGGAGAATATTATGAGCAATAAAAACCCCTTTGAAATTCGCACCGAGATGCTTTCTATGGCTAAAGACTATATGGACCGTGCTTGGGAAATGAATTATATGTTCACTCAACAAATGTTTGATCAAGGTAAGAAGACTACTGAAGAAATGCAGTCAGCTTTGAAACCGTATTCAACTGAGGAACTGATGAAGAAAGCTACGGAATTTTATTCCTTCGTCTCTAAAAAAGATTAAGTACAAAGGGCCTTCGGGCCCTATTTACATTGTATCGGTTTTGTGATATAATGTACAATTAAATTATGGAGTGAAAATGTCAAATATTCAAATCGTTCGTCTAACCTCAGGCGAAGAACTCATTGCAGAGGTTACCACACAAGCTGATGGTTGCCTTTTAAAGGATATTGCAATCCTTATTCCCACACAAGCTAATCAACTCGGTCTTGCTCCATTTATGGGTTATGGTGTAACCAATGAAGGTATCTTTTTTAAAGATGCTCATATCATGTTTGCAATTAATCCTATTGATCCATTGCGCCAACAATATCAAGAAATGTTTTCAAAAGTAATTTTGCCTCCTACTAGTATTATTTCGTGATATACAGCTCTTGTATTTTGTGTTATAATGGTAGAAAATAAGGAGTAAGATGTCTTTTTACACGTCAGTTTTTCGTTATGGTAACAATATCCTATTCCGTGGATATGATGACCAAGGCCGTCGCTACCAGCGTAAAGAACCATTTCAACCCACGTACTATGTGCCCTCACAGAAAGACGTAGGTTGGCGCGGCCTTGATGGTACAGTGATCGGTCCAGTCAAACTTGAGAGTATGCGTGAAGGCAAGGAATGGATGGAGAAGTACAAGGATGTTTCCGGCTTTAACATCTATGGTAACCCTAATCAAATTCACCAGTTCATCTCAGAGAAGTTTCCTGGTGACATTAAGTTTGATCGTGACCGCATTAACGTAACAACAATCGACATTGAGACTGCTTATGATGATGGGTTTCCTCATCCTAGTAAAGCAGAAAATGAAGTGTTGGCCATTACTATTAAAAATAATATTGATGGTGTGTATTACGTTTGGGGTTATGGTGATTACGATACATCCAAAGCTCTTATTACACCAGTACGATATACCAAGTGCACATCTGAGGCAGAACTATTTAAGTCATTCTTAAATCATTGGCAAGCGCCACAGTTCTCACCAGATGTGATTACTGGTTGGAACGTCCGATTCTTTGATATGCCATATCTGGTCAACCGAGTGACTAAGATTCTTGGTGAGGATTGGGCCAAGAAATTCTCTCCATGGGGTATGTTAAACTATCGCCAAGTGACTCGAATGAATAAGGTTGATGATACCTATAACATCGAGGGTATTCAGACTCTGGATTACTTAGAGCTCTTCCAGAAGTTTGGTTATTCATATGGTAACCAAGAATCCTACAAGTTGAATCACATTGCATATGTTGTGCTTGGTGATACTAAACTTTCGTTTGATGAATCAGGTTCACTGAAAAATCTCTACAAAGACGATTATCAAAAGTACATTGACTACAACATGAAGGACGTGGAACTTGTAGATCGACTTGAGGATAAGATGGGTCTGATTACTCTTGCCATGACCATGGCGTATAAGGGTGGTGTGAACTATCAGGATACATTTGGTGTTACCGCGATCTGGGAATCAATTATCTACCGTAAGCTCAAGTCACAAAATGTTATGCCATCACTCGGCGATGGTAACCATCATAAGACTGCTTTTGCTGGTGGATACGTCAAGGATCCCAAAGTCGGACTTCATGATTGGGTTGTCTCTTTTGACTTGAACTCACTGTATCCAAACATCATTGTACAGAACAATATGTCACCCGAGACAGTGACTGATAAGTTTGTTAAGTCTGGTGTTGAATATTACTTGGATGGCAACAAGGCGGATGTTGAGGAATATGCCGCCGCAGCGAATGGTTCCACATACCGTAAGGATATTGATGGTGTTGTGCCTGGTATCATTGTAGATTACTATGATGAACGGTCGGCAACAAAGAAGGCCATGCTTGCTGCACAACAAGCGTATGAGAAAAATAAGACCTATGAACTTGAGAAGGAAATCAACCGACTCGAGAATACTCAGATGGCTCTTAAAATTCTACTCAACTCACTTTATGGTGCTCTCGGTAATGCTTATTTCAGATACTTTGATATCCGACTTGCCGAAGGTGTTACCCTAACAGGTCAGTTGGCTATTCAATGGGCCGAAAAAGCAATGAATACCTCAATGAATAAGGTACTCAAGACCAAAGACAAAGACTATGTCATTGCAATTGATACTGATTCATTATACGTTGACTTTGGCCCATTGATTGACACTATGGTTTGGAAACCGAATGATGGTGTGGATAAAAAAGTAGCATTCCTTGATAAGGTTTGCCGTGAACATTTTGAACCTGTCCTTGCAGATGCCTATCAAAAGCTCTTCGAGAACATGAATGGTCACAAGAACCGGATGGTAATGAAACGCGAAGTGATTGCTGACCGTGGAATCTGGACTGCCAAGAAACGCTATATACTTAATGTGCATAACAGTGAGGGTGTGCAGTATGCTGAACCTAAACTCAAGATCATGGGCATTGAGGCTATCAAGTCCTCCACGCCAGAAGTGGTCCGAGCCAAGTTCAAGGAAGTATTTAAAATTATTATCAGTGGTGACGAATTGGCAACACGTGACTTTATTGGTAAATTTAAAACTGATTTTAAACAACTGCCGCCAGAACAAGTTGCATTCCCTCGTGGGGTGAGTAATATTACCGACTGGTCCGACAGAAAAACTATCTTCAAGAAAGGTACCCCCATCCATGTACGTGGAAGTCTACTATATAATCACTATGTTAAGGAAAGCAGACTTAATGACCGGTACGAACTTATCCAGAATGGCTCAAAAGTAAAATTTGCATATTTAAAAATGCCGAATACTATTAAGCAGAATATTATTTCATTCCCGGATGAGTTGCCAAAAGAACTTGGTCTGCACAGATTCATTGATTACGATACACAATTTGAAAAAACATTTATTGAACCATTACGATTTATCCTAGAAGCAGTAGGATGGTCGGTAGAGGAACAATCAACTTTAGAGGACTTTTTTGCATGACAAATGCTACTGATGTGAAAACATTTATGACAACCTTTGGTCAGGAAGTAAAATCCAAACCAGAGTTTCCAGATGCCGATACCGTAAAATTGCGCATTGAACTTATCCAAGAAGAGTTACAAGAATTGGTGGATGCATGTAACGCCAATGATATTGTAGAGGTGGCAGATGCCCTTACAGATATTCTCTACGTTACCTATGGCGCAGCACATTCATTTGGTATTTCCATTGATGCTTGTTTTAAAGAAGTACAGAGATCCAATATGAGTAAACTTGGTGAGGATGGTAAACCCATCTACCGTGAAGATGGTAAAGTTATGAAAGGTCCTGGTTATTCAGTGCCTGACTTAAAAAGTGTTTTACAAATTGCCTAAGTTGTGTTATAATATAGTCTATGCATAATCCAAAATACCCAATTTATATTATTTCCAAAGGTCGGTGGGAATCTCGTATGACACAACGTACGATGGAAGACATCGGCGTACCGTATCGCATCGTCATTGAAGATGCTGAATATGATAAGTATGCCGAACACGTACCTAAGGAAAAGATCCTTGTTCTGCCAAATGGTTTCCGTGAGGATCCAAAGTATGCTTATAAGGATGAAAAGACCGGACTCTTAGGTGGTTCCATTCCAGTTCGTAACTTCGTGTGGGAACATTCAATCGAAGAAGGTCATAAGAAACATTGGGTATTGGATGATAACATGCGGCATGTCTACCGTATGAATCGTAACCTCAAGACTCGTATGACCAGTGGCGCTGCATTCCGTATCTGTGAGGACTTTACCGACCGATATGAAAATGTAAAATTGTCTGGTATGAACTATGCATTCTTTGCTCCGGCATCAGTGCGTAAACCACCATACTATACTAACACTCGTATTTACTCTTGTATCCTTATTGATAATTCAGTCAAGCATCGCTGGCGTGGTAAGTACAATGAGGATACGGACTTGAGTTTGCGTGTGCTTAAGGACGGCGACTGCACTATGTTGTTTAATTGTTTCCTTGTTGGTAAGGCAGCAACCATGACAATGAAAGGTGGTAATACTGAGGAAGTCTATAATGTTGGACAGACTGGTGACCGGACCAAACGTAGTGGTGAAAACTTTGACAACCGTAAATCGTTTGTTGAATCACTTATTGAACAACATCCCGAGCATGTGAAACTTGCATTTAAATGGGGTCGTTGGCACCACGATGTGAATTACAGTGTATTCACTCAGAAACCAATTAAGAAACCAGGTCTAAATATTCCTAAAGGTACCAATGAATATGGTATGGTACTCAAGGCAATTTCACCTGAATTAGATACACCTGATGGAGAAGAATATGGCGACTAATAAATTAAATGTAGATACAGCATCTAATAATTTGTTTATCCTTGCTGGCGAAGAGGATACACGTACACCTTATGATTGGGATGGCATGCCAGAGTTTGTTCAAGAAGATGCAGAGGCATATGCAAAGATCACGGTTCGTATCCGTAATGAAGATGACTTGAAAAAGTTTGCAGAGATTATGGATCAACCAAGTATTACTACAAAGACCAAGGCAGTTTGGTATCCAGCATTGGATCGAAATCGCAACTCTTTACTTCGTTGGATGGACGAAGAATAAAGAATTGTGATATAATACTATATTATGATTTCACTCACCTCATTCAAAAGTCTCTTTGATAATAAAACAGATAAGAGACTCGATTTTAAATCCTTCCCGGATTTTGAAAAGGCTTTGTACGCACTCTCCACGAAAGAGTGTGAGACAAAGAAAAAAGCATTCCTTATTTCACCTGCTACTTTCATTGAAGGTACCACACGTGCTAATAAGAACGTAATTGAATGGGGTGGTTGGGCAGCGGTTGATGTCGATGATCACGAGTTTAAAGGTAATTTAGAAAATGAGCTTCGCAATCGGTTTGGTAATTGGTACTATATTTGTTATAGTACTGCTAGCAGTACGCTTGATAGGCCAAAGTTCAGACTTATCTTTCCGCTTACAGGATCAGTTACGTCTGACCGAATTCGTCACTTCTGGTTCGCACTCAACAGTGAACTCCAGTCCATTGGCGATAAACAGACTAAAGACCTTAGCAGAATGTATTACATCCCTGCGACGTATGCTGGCGCTAACAACTTTATCTTTACTAATGTTGGTGATTATATTGATCCTGATGCACTTTGTGCCAAATGGAAATATAATGACCAACGAACCAACTCAAATAATTTCTTTGACCGATTACCAGAAGAATGGCAACAGCAAATTATTGAACACAGAAAATCTCAACTAGAGAATGTCAACGTTCATTGGAGTGGTTACCGTGATTGTCCATTCTGGCCTAAGAAACTGGCATCAGAATATCAGGTCATTAATAATACTGGTTGGTACCATAAGATGTATCAGATCATGGTTGCCGTTGCCGGTAATGCTATTAAAAATGAATACCCCATTACTGTGCAAGAGATTACACAGATGTGTAGGCAATTTGATGCAGAGACTGGCAACTGGTATGCTACTCGGCCCCTGGAAAAAGAAGCAGACAGGGCACTAGAGTTTGTATACAAATCAATGTAATACTTTTGATATATTTACTTTTGTCTCGTTTCGTGGTATAATAACCATATGAAATCTTTTGGAACTGCTATGAGTGAATTAGGTTCCGGTGCATTCTTTGAATCACTGGGTCAATATGTTTACGGTTATCGCAAGAAAAAATCCAATACCTGGGACTATATCGGTAAGGGTAATGGCAACCGTAGCATTCAGCATGTAAAAACCAAAGGTTATGATGTTGATAATCTCTATATTATCGCCCGAAATCTTGAACGGTTTGAAAACAAACAAGATTGGCAATCATTTCTTTTGGAATCATACCTAATTGCATTTGAGCAACCTAAGGATAATTCTGTTTCTGGTCACTATGAGGAGTGTTTTATTATGGCAAAGTTTTCTGAACTTTATGGTACTTTTGTTGATTCACAGTTTGATGCATTTGCAGAATTCCCTGAATGGTATCGTGATAATTATGATACCAAAATCCGTGGGCGTGTAAATGCTTTTACCATTAAAAAAGATGGTGTGGAATTATGGTCACAGACTGTGGATAGTATCCAATTACAGTTTTACGCAGATAATAATGGCAATCCCACAGTGTGTAAAATGTACAATTGGCAGAAGAAAAATAGAGAAGAAACATCTCAAAAAATCATTGGTTTTCTCACATCCTGTGGTATCGATGAGGATGATATTGAATCAGTAGGTTCACGTGAATCATATCAATTTAAAGTATCATCAATGGATCAATTGTTGCAAATTCTTGCCGACTTGACTTCCTAATTTTACTATATACTATTTTACTTAAGGAGTTTATATGTCTCTAAAAATTGCAATTGTTGGTCACGGTTTTGTCGGTCAAGCAGTGGATTATGGTTTTTCTAAACGCAGTGCTACAAAACAAATCATTGATCCAAAAAATGGCACCAGCGTTGCTGATATTGAAAAAGATATCGACTTGGTCTTTATTGCAGTCCCCACACCCTTTGGTGATTTTTCTATCCTGCGTAGTGTTATTGCTGATTTAAAGTCAAATGGTATTATGGATAAAGCAATCGTGGCAATCAAGTCCACCGTTGTGCCAAGTATTCTAACTGAACTTGCTCATCCTAATTTGGTTTATAACCCAGAGTTTCTGACAGAGAAAAATGCTAGTGAGGATTTTGTTAATCCACCCATGCATGTATTTGGTGGCGAATTAAATACTTGTAAGACTTTGCATTCATATTATGATCAATATAGTCTTTGTGCAACTGCTCCAGCATTCTATATGCGCCCTGAAGAAGCATCGATGGTAAAATATACCATTAATTCTTATCTCTCGACCAAGGTTGGATTCTTTAATCAAATCTGGGAAGTCTGTCAGGATAACAACTTTGATTATCAGACGGTTATTAACACCGTTGCTCAAGATCCTCGTATCGGTTCAAGTCATACTCGAGTGCCTGGTCACGATGGTCGCCGTGGTTTTGGTGGTGCGTGTTTCCCCAAGGATACCAAGGCGTTTATCGACTACAGCGATCGCCTGAGTGTTCTACGTGCCGTTGTTGAGGCAAACAATGAGGTACGTGCTGGTTATGAATTGGATGATCGTGAAAAAGTTCAAGGTGTTGTTTACAAGATCGCATAATCCATATATAATGTGTATTAACACACACAAGGATAAAAGTTATGTCTGAACCTAAAAGACGACTTAATGATGCAACCCCTGATGAGTGGAATAAGGCCCATGTAAATTGGTCCAATTCTAATCCGTCTCATTTTGAGAAATTGAAACCAGTAAATACCGATTCATATGAACACCACCCATGTTACTATGATACGGATCGAAATAAACCACTAAATTATGATGAAACAAACACAGCTTGGGATAATTGGAAACCATCAAGGACCATTGGTTGAGTCACAACGTGATAGTTGGGACCAAGTATTCTTACGTCTTGCCAAAGAAGTAGCATCTTGGTCTAAAGACCCATCAACAAAAGTTGGTGCAGTTGCCGTTGGACCAAAACGCAATGTTTTGGCTCAAGGTTATAATGGATTTCCCAGAGGTATTTTTGATTATGCCGAAAGGTATAATGATAAACCTACTAAATATATGTACGTGGTTCATGCAGAGATGAATGTAATCTATAACGCTACATATAATGGTGTTTCACTTGATGGTGCATCACTTTATGTCTATGGTCTACCTCCATGCTCTGAGTGTGCGAAAGGTATTATCCAAGTCGGTATTAAAGAAATTATTACCGAAACACAGGGTATTCCTAAAAAATGGGAAGATTCATGGAATTTCTCTAAAAGCATGTTTGACGAAGCAGGCGTAACAGTACGAACAATCGAAAGGTAAAAATAAATGGCAAAAATTCTAATCACAGGTGGCGCTGGTTTTATTGCGTATCATCTTGCACTTAAACTACAAGCAGAAGGTCATACTGTTTGTGGTTTTGATAATTACAATGACTATTATGATGTTGAACTTAAGTATGCTCGTGCTGCCAATCTGCAAGCAAAAGGCATTGAGGTTATCAAGGGTGACTTGGTGAATCTTATTGATGTTGAGTTTGCAATTAGTACCTTTGCACCTGATGTTGTAATGCACTTGGGTGCTTATGCTGGTGTACGTCACTCACTAGATCATCCACGTCTGTACTTAGAGAATAATATTAATGGTACCCATAACTTAATTGAAGTTTGTGAAAAACGTGGTGTTGATAAGATCATTTATGCTTCCACATCCTGTGTAATGGCGGGCAATGAACTACCTTGGAAAGAAAGTGACAAGTGTGGTTACCAACTTAATGCTTATGGTTACTCTAAGGCAACCAATGAAGCACAGTTCATGGCAAGTAAAGTACCAGTAGCAATTGGTCTTCGTTTCTTTACTGTCTACGGTCCTTGGGGTCGTCCTGACATGGCACTGTTCTCATTTACCAAATCAATTGTAGAAGAAACACCCATCAACCTATTTAACTATGGTGATATGATCCGTGACTTTACTTATGTTGATGATATTGTCCAGGGTATCAATATTGTTATTAATAGAGCAAAT